ATTCTACTCAAGTACCGGAGAGGGGGGTTCACAACTATCGAGCAAGGGCTTTCATATCACGTCTGTACGGTGCGCCCTCGGTCATCGGTTATTACTCTCGCACATACACGCGATTCCACACGTCGAATCTTTAGGATTGCAAGCCTATATCATGAACTAGATCCGCAAGCGCAGAAACTCATTAGCGAATCTAAGACTGCACTGGAGTTCGAAAATGGTTCGGCGTTTTTTATCGGAACGGCTGGCGGTCGCGGCGTTGCACGCGGGGACACTCTCGACAGGGTGCATGGTTCTGAAGTATCGAAGTGGTGCGAAGGGCCGAACCAGATGGATCAAGTACAGGATTTGGTCGCTGGTCTCTTGGGTGCTGCTTCAAACGGCGAAGTTGTTTTGGAAAGCACACCAAATGGTCGCGAGTGGTTCTGCAACGCGTACAACGAAGCGAAGCGCGGAGTAAACGACTACACGCCGATTTTCTTGCGCTGGTTCGACGATCCGATGAACCGCGCGGCGCCAGGGACGTACAACGAAGAAGAGATCCGCGAAACACTTGACGCTAAAGAACAATCGCTAATCGAGAAGCACGATCTTGATTTCTCGCAGATCGCATTTCGGCGCACTGCACAGAAGACCTACGGCAAGCTGTTCTTACAGGAGATGCCGGAAGATGATGCATCGTGTTTCATTTCGTCGGGGACGTGTTTCTTCGATGTTGAAATCATTCTTGCAATGCTCGAAGCTGGTTTGAAAGCACCGATTCGTGAAAAGAGCTATGGAGATTACGGTCGCGAACGTGTCTGGGAAGAACCTGTTGAAGGCGTGCAGTATGTTGGCGGAGTCGATACGTCTGAGGGCCTTCCTGGATGTGACCTTGCGGGGATTGGAATCTTACGACGGGATACCGGAGAACAAGTATTCTCGCTCCACGGTTACTTCGATCCGCGCAGACTTGCAGATCAAGTTGCGAGAGTTGGACGACTTTATAACAACGCTCTCATCGGGATTGAAAGACAGAATCACGGACACGCAGTTTTGCAACGTGTCAGAGATCTTGGATATGATAAGCCTCATTTTCGAGGGGGTTCCCTGTACTATCATCAAAAAGCAAAAGGTGATATCCGAGATTCACGTCCGGGATGGGACACGAACCCACAAACTCGTCCTATCATGCTAGACGGTTTAGCCGAAGCCGTTGAGCAGCAGTACATGAAAATCAACGATTACGATATGTTGCAAGAGTGTTTATCGTTCCGTTTACAAGTGAACGGAAAATTCGAGGCTGACGCAGGCGCGCACGATGATGCTGTTATGAAATGGGCCATCGCGTGGCAAATGTATTCAATGCGCCGATCGAAGCCCAGTATAGCTGTAGGTTAGGGGAGGGTTGGGAGTGACTATTGAGCCACAACAAATCTTTTATTACGTGGAAACAAATCGCTGCGATCGTATCTTCATTCGCCGCGATTGTTGCTTTAGGTGCAACACTACATGCGAACATCATGATGCCGAGCGTGATGCGTTGCGTGGAGAAAGCAGTTAAACAAGGTATCAAAGAACATAGCGAGCGAGTTCACCCGGGAGCGCTAACGCAAAAGGATATTGAGATGTTTACACGTGCGCTGGCTGCGAAGGATGAAATGATAATGGCCGCTATTTCTGAGTTGAAACAAGATATTCGCTTAATAGATCAAAGGCTAGATCAGCGATGATCGTAGATCAATACGGCGCACCGTACCCACGAGTCGCTGTACCGGTACCAAGCAAAAACGGAAAAGCGAAAACGAAGAGCGTCTCCGGCGTTCATTCGTTTCACTCTGTTTCGGATTGGCTTGATGCGTACGCGCAACGTGAACTCGCGCCGTCGATAAAAGCGCGAAAGCCGTTCGAATATCACGCGTGGGTTTTCGCAGCCGCAATGACAACATCCGTTGTTGCATCGCAAGCACCGTTCACGGTCTTTCGGGAGACCGAGGATCAGCTAGAGCGGCGCCGTAGGAAGTCGCTGCGCCACTATGGTCGCTGGCACGGTCCGCGCCGCGGAAAGCGCAGGCGCGCGATACAGCGGCACCTGAAGAGCACGCAGCAAAGGCTTCTGCAAAAGGGCCTGGAGCCGGACGAAGATCATCCGCTCATCGATGTGCTGTTGGATCCCAATCCGTTTCAAGTCGGTAACCAAATCTTTCAACTCACGTTTATTTGGCTCGCGATACGCGGGGAATGCATGTGGGTTTTGGAAGGCGAAGATGGTCAACCGTATGTTAGCGGTTCGGAACCTGCGCGCATTTGGCCGTTGAGCCCAGATCTTTTTGAGCCGATCTTGACTGACGGAATCATGGGGGAACTTGCAGCATGGCGATTCTGTCCGCCTGTTTGGATGAACAAACGTTTGCAGGGTTCGGTGCTAGAACTCTCGCTCGACGAAGTTGTGCAATTCAAATTTCCAAATCCCGAAAACCCAATTCGCGGACTCTCGAAAATCGGCGCAGTAGTAACCGGCGTCGAGACCGATCTACTTGCGCGCGAGTACAACCGCTCAGTGATCAAGAACGGCGGCGACCCTGGGGGCGTTCTGACGTACGACGACAGCCTCACGCGCGATGAGGAGTCTGCCTACCTAGACAAGTGGAACCAACGCCATGAGGGTCCAGGGAACGCGCACAGGACTGCTCTGTTGAGTGACGGGTTCAAGTACCAACCTGTGGCGATGTCGCCGCGCGATCTCGAATATCTCGAGACTCTTAAATGGGATCGCGATGAGATTCTTGCAGTGCTCAACGTTCCGCGGTCAGTGCTTTCGATTACTGAATACATCAACTATGCGACACAACTCGGTCAAGACGCAAACTTCTGGGACAAGAACATCATTCCGATGTTTCAAATGATCGAGAGCACGCTAGACAAAACTTTGTTCTTCGAGTCGCCCGATAATGTGCTCGGCGCATTCGATGTGAAAGACATCGAGGCGTTGCGCGCGGGTGTGCTCGAAAAGATCGCGATCGCAGATCAGATGTGCCAAGGGAATCTTCATGTTCCGCCGCGAGTCGCTTTCGAAGTGCTCGGAATGGAAGTTCCGGAGTACGAAGAAGACGAATCGGCGTTTGTCGGTGCAGGTTTGCAGACTGTCGAACAGATGATGGAAGAACCCGAAGAGCCGGTGATGCCATCGGGAATGCCGGGTATGCCGTTCGATGACCCAGAAGAAGATGAAGACGAGGAAGAAGACCCACCTGCGAACGAAGCCGCAGCACGAAAAAATCGCGTTGTAATTTTTCGCGCATCGCGGTGGGAGCAATTCGTAGATGTAGAAACAGCGCAGGAAGGGAAAATGCGGCGCGCATATTCTTCGTGGGTGGGCGAAGAAAAAAGGATTGCGCTGGAACGTTTCGACCAAATGACGTCGGGATTGCGATTGTTTTCGCGCATCAACAAAAACGTAGATCCAAAAAGAATCATTCCTGATTTGCGCGAATCTCAGAATCGTCTCAAGGAAAAAACGCGCCCGACGTACGAATCTACCTTAGAACAAACGTATAATTTCACTTTAGATGATGTCGGCGGCGTAACGGTTTTCGAGTTGGATGCACCCGAACTTTTGGAGATTCTAGATAGAAGGGAGAAACTCTTACTTGACAAATCTCCCCGAACGCTGCGAAATAATGCTCTAGGGTCGCTGGTTGAGGGAATCCAACAAAACGAAACAATTCAGCAGTTGCGCATTCGTCTTGCGGAAGCGTACGGCATTTCTGCATCATCTGCGAAGACGTTGCAGGTTGCACGTACTGAGACGGCTGCGTTGATGAACGCATCGCGTAACACGATGTTCGATCTCGGCGGCTGGACTCTGATGGAATGGGTCACCGCGGGCGACGAAGTTGTGCGCGAGAATCATGTGTTGTATGGAAGAGCCGGACCGCAACCAAGAGGGTTCGACTATTTACAGTTAGGTACAAATGCAGGCGCGGGATCATTGACATTTCCACACGACTTTGATGCTCCCGCAGGGGAGGTGATCAATTGCCGGTGTCTGATGATTCCGATCGAGTAGAGTCTAGCGGTGAGATGATTCGGTGTGAAAACTGCGGAAGGTTGACTATCAACAACGCAATATCTGTTTACCAAACACTTACGTCTCGTGAAGAGCATGTTCGCTGTTTTCATTGCAATCACGTCACTGTTATTACGCGCTTACCTGGAACTACTGTAACAGGTGAGCCGTAAGAAAAAGCGTTCGTGCAAGCACGGTTACACAATCACGAGCGATGATATCGTGCGTAAGCACGGACTGAATTACGTGTATACGTATACCTGCGTGTTCTGCGGGTACAAACTGGATATGAGAACACCGTATGCCAAAGAGCTTAAGCGTAGAGAATCTGCGCTCTGCGGAAGTGTACGAACCTGATGACCCTGTGATTCAGGGGCGTCTATCCGATGCAGGAAAGCATCGACGTTCTCCGTTTCTTTACGATCCGGAAAACAAAGCGATCAAGTGTCGCAGATTCGTAGGCTTCAAAGCAGGGCAAGGGGCGCCGAAAACACCATCCGGTAACGCGCTGCAAGAACTCGCAGAATCCCGTGGTGTTACATGGACAGCCGAGATGAAGAATCGCGCTGTTCCATATTGGGCGAGTGACGAACGTGTCGACGGCGAAGGCGACATCATTCGTCAACGATGGCACTTCGATGAGTTCGAAAAGAATTCACCGATGCCGTTCAATCACAAATGGCAAGAACCTCCTGTAGGCAAAATCATCGACTGGCGAATTCGCACGCGCAAAGACGCGGACTATGAAGGTCCGGCGCTCTGGTTGCTCGGTCTATTCGCTACTAAAGATCAGTGGGAGTGGGCAGACACAGTTTTTCGTTTGGTAGAAAGCGGCGTGCTTCCGGGAGGCTCCGTTGGTTTCTATTCGACGAAGATCGTTGACATCAAAGATGAAGAAGAACGGGCTGAACTTGGACTAGGACGTTTCGGCTTTATCTTAGACGAGAATCATCTATTAGAGTTCAGCCCGGTCACTATGCCCGCAAACCCCGGCGCAGTGACGATTCAAAACTGCAAGGGTCTTCTTCCTCACGACATGCACATGATTCGTGAACTGAAGCGCTTGGAGATTCACGGCGAGCACTACCAAGATGAAGGTGAGCGCTGGGCGAAGACCGAGACGATGCTTCTCGGTATCGCTAGAACTCTATGGCCGAACGAAGAGTGGGAACATCACTATTCGCTCGACGTTCCGGTCATCCTCGAAAACATTCCCAAGATCGGGGAAGCAGATAACACCAAGATTCAAAACCTCGATCTCATCGTTGCGATCGAATCGCTTACGAAGCGCTTCGATGAATTCGCAGCGAGCAGCGAACGCGCGCTCGATGAACTTCGGGATCAAGTCACCGATCTCGTGGCGCGCGGACCTATCAACACGAACACGAACCCCGATGACGAGGAGTCGTCGGAACAATTTGCCGACGATCTCAGCAAACTCGCGGAGACGTTGGGTATCTAACGAAAGGTTGTTGAATGCCTGTTGCGACAAAGGAGCAACAAGTCGCACAACTTCTAGAGAAGTTTAACGACTTGTTTGAGGGGGACGACTCCCTTCCGAACGTCATCGACCGGGTAAAGGCATTGCAGGAATTCTGCGATGGTATCAAAGACCTCGACATGAAATCGGTCGTGGAAGAAGTCGACAAACTGAAAGCTGCGAACGACTCAATTCGCAAAGCGATCAAGAGCAATCGACACTCCCGCGGTTTCGTGGCCGGGTTCGAAGATCTCGACGAGAAGTCTTTCTCTCTGTGCAAGGTGCTGACCGCAGTCGCGCGCAAGAGCTGGGACGGCGCAGGATTCGAGAAGGAAGTCATGGACGCAGCGAAGGAAGCTGCACCGACTTCTTACAAAGCGCAGAACGTCGGCGATGACACGATGGGGGGTTACTTCGTTCCTGATGCGGTGATTCCGGATGTCATCGAGGCGATCTATACGCGCAGCGTTTTCATCGCTCTCCAAGGCGAGGGTGAGACAAGCGTTTCTGTGCTAGATGGTATGACGGGCGCACCGGTCCGCATTCCAAAGTTTGATGGCGGAACCATCGCGTACTGGGTTGGCGAAGAAGACGCAATCGCCGAATCCGGTGTGAAGATGGGACAAGTCACGATGAACCCGAAGCAACTCGGTGTTCTCGTGCGACTCACGGACGCGATGCAGAAGTGGCCGGGTTTCGGTTTCGAGCGTCTTCTCCGCAACGACATGGCGCGAGCGGCTGCAAAGAAACTCGACTACACGGTCGCGTACGGTGAAGGTGGTAACCACGAACCGCAGGGGATTCTCAAACAGCAAAACATCAAGGTGTTTCGTGCGGAAACCAAAGACGTTTACGATCTCGACAAAGCTCAGGGCAAAACCGATTTCGACGCAGTGAGTGACTGGCAGGGCGGCGAGTTGGATTTCGATGATCTCGACAACATGCAACTCGCGCTCGAAGAAGACGACGTCGACATCGAATCGACGTTCAAGTACATCTCGGCGCCGCGTTACTTCCGTCGATTGAAGCAACGCAAGGTCACTGAGTGGAGTGGCCAACCCGCAAACGAATCGAGCTATTTGATTCGTACGCCGATTCTCCCGGACAGTGCGCTCAGTTCGTTGATCGGTGCGTTCGGCAAGTCGAACCAAATCCCGAACAACAAAAAGCCCGGCGCGATGATGGGTCTTCCGACCACGAGCGGCGTTCTCAAGCACGGGGAAGTCTTTGCAGGCAACCTCGGTGAGGTTCTCGTCGGTCGGTGGGGCGGGATTGAAGTCAGTGATGATGCAGCGCGCGGTAAGGATTTCGCGAGTGGGCATCTCAACATGAAACTGATCCTCTATCTAGACGTCGGTTTCCGGCAGCCCCGCGGCATCATCGTTTCTCCTGACGTTCAAATCCGTGCGTAGTAAAAACATATCCAATAAGAAAGGAAATCACGGATGTCTTATGTAGGTGGAAATTTCTTCCACAAGGTGGAAGTGGGTCTCGCACTCGAAACGCAAGGCGTGGGTAGTGGTGGGACGATTACCGGTGCCGCGATCAAAGAGCCGTGGCGGAAATGTCGGCAGCTTTCGTTTTTGCTTGTCGGCGGAGATCACGGAACGGCGGCAACGGCGACGTGTGTCGTGCAGGGACAGAAGCGTTCCGACGATGCGTGGGAAGCACTGAAAGAAAACGATGGTGCCACTGATCTTCAGTTTACCGCTTCTGATTTGGGAGACGGTGCGGCGCTCGAAGACGGTGTGCTTCTCGGAACGATCGACTTGAGCACTGTCGATAGCGAAACGTACAAAGCAGTGCGTTTGCTCTACACGCGTGGAGCGCAAGCGGTCGAATGTGAAGTGGGCGGCGCTTACATCTTGAGCGACTTTTATCGTATGCCGAGCGGCCAGGTTGACAACCTGTTCGACAAAACGCGGCCGTAAGCTAACCGGTTAACGCAGCATGGCTGATGATATACGCAAGTGGGGCCACGGTGATCCGGATGAACCGGTCGCTGTTGTCAAAACCGATCCGAAGGAATTGCCGCGTGTGCACTTGCGGTTTGAAAAGCCCAAGTTGTCACTGCATCTGAAGCATAGGAAGAAATGCGAAAAGATCTTGTTTTAACGCGTGGCAATACGAAGCCGATCGATTTCGACTTCCTAGATGAGAACGATCTCCCGGAGTCGTTAGTTGGTGCAGATAAAGCGGCGTTCAATGTGAAGATCTCTCACACGTCGTTGACATCTGTACTGAGTCGGGACACGGACGCAGGGAACCTTTCTATCAATCCGTCAACGTCGACCGTAACGGCGACGTTGACGGAAGTAGAATCTTTAGCACTTCCTGTCGGTGTATTTCTCGGTCAGATCGCGGTTCGGTATGGTGATGATGATTCTTGGTTCTACAGCGATTTATTCCGCGTGAAGATTCAGCCGAATGTTGCTGAAAGGATATAGCTAATGGCTGTCAATATGTACGACAACGCGCGCAGCGGATTTCTACTCGGAACTCTCGACTGGGATAACGACACGATCAAACTTGCTTTGCTGGATAACGGTTACACGTTTCACGCAGACGACTTTGATCGTGACGATTCAAACGGTGCGGGAGACGATGTCGATCTTGCAACGATTGACACAGGCGGTACTGAAGACGTTACCGGTCGCACAGATCAGGGAACACAAGGTACCGCTGATGCAGCCGATGTTGTTTTTAACACTCCGCCTGCGCACACGAGCGATGTAGATCAGATGGTGATGTACAAACACGTAGATGGAACGAAGGGCGGCGACGAGCCGCTTATCGTGCATTGGCCATCTGCGAACGTTACGAATTTTCCGTTAACGCTCACCGGTGGTAATGTGACGATTCAGTGGCAAAACACCGGAGACTACATCTTTACGCTTTAACACTAAACGAGGGACCATCAACCTCCTATCTAGCACAGCCGCGCGATTCCGACGGCTGCGCGTTTTGGTGTGAATGACTGTACCGACGATTCAATCGACGTCGAGTTTCACAAACTTCAACGTCTACGACGATGATTACACCAAGCCTAGTGGGCTTGCGGACGATGATATTCTCATCGCGTTCGCAGCGTCGGACAGTTCAAACTGTCAGAGAATGGAGGAGGCTGGATGGAAACCTATCAATACGCAGTATGAATTCACAGATCCAGCAATAAATCATAACGGTACTTCGATCTCAATAGGTGTGTGGTGGAAGACGGTTCCGACTGCGTCGGGAGAACCGGCGGCTTATACATCGATGGGGAGCGACGAAGAAGACATCGTCGGTTTCATGTTGCGCATTCAAGATGCCGATATGGTCAAACCGATTGAACAAGTTGGATGGAGTACCGGAACAAGCAATACACCCGCAACGCCTGCGGTTACTACACTCAACGGTGAATGCGCAGTTATTCACTGCATGATCCATGACGGCGCAGATCACCAAAGTACACAAGCCGCTTCTACGCCCACTGGATATACGAACAAGTTTCACGATCGAAGTAGAGACAGCACTTCCGGTGTAGCAATGACCGTGAATGAACTCACTGGCGGTAAGGGCACTGCGGGTGTAGTTGCGTCAGAAGACTTAGCTACTGACGGAACAAGTGAACAGTGGCTTTGCATTACGATCGCGATCGCGCCTGCGTCGGGTGCGTACAACGTTACATACGCTGCGTACGACTATGGCGGAAGTTCGTGGGGTGAAATCCCGGGACATTTCTGGGCGGGGCAGACCGGTCAGAAAGGGATCATCTACGGCACGGATATTCTTACGCTTTTTGATCGCAATGTTTGGCTTACCAATGACCCTGTTTGGGGAGACGAGACAGAAAAAGTTTCGCAACAAAATGTAAGCTGGACCGGTACCAAAGTCACGTTCGATACGCGCCGAACCGATGGGGGGACCGAGACTGTTCCAGAAGGTCTCGCGTATCTGTTTGTAGAAACACTTGGAGGGGTTCGTGGGCCGTTACCGGTTTACGTGGATGACGATGAACCATCGACGCCTGACGTAAAAGTCAAGCGCGGGATACTCACCACGCCTACATCTGGTACCGATGTCAATCTCGATACCACGGGTCTCGGTGATGATGTCAAAGCGATCTTTCTGTACGGAGTTGACTCTACGGGGGAGACTTCACAAAACGGTGTGAGCATCTTTTACGGGTTCTCCGATTTCACGAATCATAGATCGTGTTTCTTAGTATCAGAAGACGGTGTAGCCGATAACGATGGTAGCGGTGAAAATTCTGCATTGATCATTGGATCTGAGAGCACTGGAGCAACAGACCAGATCCGCGCAGACACAGCCTCAGCAATTACAGGCGGATTCCGCTTACACTTCAATCTTACAGACGGTCGCGCAGTCAAGGTGCACTACATCGCATTCTGCGGTGCAGATGTCGATGCGTACGTTACATCAGCAGACATCAACTCGGGAGTGCCGTTAACTGCGCCAACGTTCGATGTCGACACTGTGTTTGCGTTCCACAACGGGGATACGACTTTCGCGAGTGGAACGACAACGTTTAGCGGGAGTGTCGGTGTTTGTACGGTTCTTGATGATCAGTACAAAGACTATCCGACCTATGAACAGTGGGCGCTCGGATATTACGGAGGACCAGGAACAGGTAATTCTACTCGTCTAGCAGGTTTGATTGAAGGCGTCGTCGCAGGGGATGCAGGGAGTAGTAGCTGGACGTGGAGTCAGCGAATGATGAATTCGCTTCACGGAGGCCACGTTGAGTTTGGTGGTAATGCGAGTGATGACGTTGCGTACCTGTGTCTGAAACTTGGAGGGCCGTTCGTCAAACGCCGAGCGTTTGTCTTTGCAAAAGGAACTGGCGCTACGGAAGATCTCGAAGATCTCAACGGAACACCGCAGTTCATTCTTGCAGGCACGGCGCGCAGAACAGATAAACTAGAAAAAGACATCGAAGGAACGAACGGCGTAGCGGTGTCGCTCGGGACAGCAGATGGCACGGATCAAGAATGTGTTTTCTGGACGTTGCCGAACGCTGCAAATAACAACGCACAGATACGCGATGAAGATAAAGTGATCTTGATCGACGCCGATGCGGAATCGACGATCGACACAATGGGATCACTTGGTGCGTTTTCAGATTCAACACCGACAATTACTTGGAGTCCGCACACGGATACCGGTGCTTACTACATCGGAATCTTTTCCGTTGAACAGACTTCCACCGACGTTATCTGTGTCGCAGATTCTTTAGCGAGTGCGTTTAGCGCTGCGGACCCAACAGCAGTAGCGGATTCTGAATGCGCTGCGGATTCGCTTGCGAGCGCTTTTAGCGCCGCAGATCCAACCGCAGTAGCGGATACACTCTGCGAACCGGACTCGTTAGCAACAGCTTTCGCTGCGGCTGATCCTACGGCCGTAGCTGACTCCCTGTGCGCTCCGGATTCACTCGCGAGTGTATTCAGTGCGGCGGATCCAACCGCAGTTAGCGACAGCGTGTGCGCGCCTGACAGCTTGGTAAGCGCATTCGCTGCGGCGGATCCGACCGCAGTCGCAGAATCATTTTGTCTTGCAGACTCTTTGGCTACAGCTTTTTCGGCCGCAGATCCAACAGCAGTTGCGGACACACTTGCTACAGCGGACTCTTTAGCAAGTGTTTTTGTGGCCGGTACACCTCGTGCTGATCAGGCGCACATACCCGACTCTCTTGCATCCGCTTTTGCAGCGGGAACACCAACAGCAGTTGCCGATGCTGTTTGCGTACCTGATTCGCTTTCATCTGTTTTGGCTTTCGGGACGGTTACGGCTAAAGCAGATTCAATTTGTGAACCGGATTCGCTCGCGAGTGGATTTTCCTCACCCGACCCGATCGCAATCGCGAACAGCGTGTGCGAGCCCGATTCGCTCGCGAGCATTTTTTCCGCTGCGGATCCGACAGCCGTCGCAGATTCAGTTTGTGAACCAGACTCGCTTGCAAGTGTTCTTGCATTTGGCGCAGTCACCGTTGTTGCAGATTCTGTTTGTACGCCGGATGCACTAGCAACAGCTTTCGCAGCGGGAACACCGACTGCGACGATAGGCGAATTCGCGGTCGCAGATTCTCTTGCGAGTGCTTTCAGTGCGGGAACACCGACGGCGGTAGCGGATTCAGTTTGTGTTCCGGACTCTCTTGCAAGTGTGTTCGCTGCGGGAACGCCTACTGCAAAAGCAGATTCGTTGTGCGTCGTGGATTCTCTTGCGAGTGCATATTCAGGAGGCGATGCGACCGCAGTTGCGGATTCACTCTGTACGCCGGATTCACTTGCATCAACTTTCACAGCGGGAACACCAACAGCATCCGCAGCCGCGGGGGAGGTTACTTGTGTACCTGATTCACTGGCGAGCGCATTTAGCGCGGGAACGCCAACGGCGAAAGCAGATTCAATCTGTGTGCCGGATTCTTTGGCTTCAATACTTGCATTCGGTACGCCACAAGCAACAGCAGATGCGTTATGTGTACCCGACGCGCTACCATCAGAGTTTGGAGCCGAAGACGCAACAGCCGTTGCCGATGCACTCTGCGAACCAGATTCTCTATCAACAGGTTTTTCCGCATCGGATCCCACGGCACTTCTTAGTTCCGACATTGTCTGTGTAGCGGATTCGTTAGCGAGTTCTTTCAGTGCGGGAACACCGACTGCAATTATCGTGAAGCCTAACCGAATGATTACGCTTTCTGAACTGCGTCAATTCGGCATCGATGACTCTGACGCAACAAGGAATCCTTATGCCAAGTGATGATCTGTGGCTGGTACTAACCGGCGAAACGATAAACCTCGATGCGTTGCAGCAGGAAATCATCGATCTGTTCGAGCGCTGCACGTGTCGCTTGTGGGATTATCGTATCGATCACGAAGAAGTGTTTTTCCTAGAGAACGACAACTGGGATACGTTGTTCCTTGAACTGTGGCCGATCAACTCGATCACGAAGATCGAAGAGTGGGATGGCGTAAAGTACGTAGAGGTTGAAGACGATTCGAGTGATTACGAAATTTATCGCCCGAACCGAGTGAAGCGATTCGATCGTCCGTGGAAACGTCGAGTGAAGATCACATACACTGGCGGCTACTCCAGTGAGAATCTTCCCGAAGATGTGCGTAGAGCTTTGTTGATTCAGGCGAAGTTCATGATCGATCGCAACTCTGCGGAGAAGTTCATTCTTCGATCGCAAAGTGATCAAGGCGGCAGCACAACGTATCTTGCGCCGGATCTTCATCCGTACTTCAGAACAATTGTGAAAAAACGAAAGCGTGTAGCGTAGTGGTTCGAAAAATCATCAAAGTCGAGATGCAAGTCTCGAATGAATCGCAAAAGATCATCGACAAAGTCGGTCAGATCGCAAACACCACTACACTTTATAAAGCGATTGTGAAGTTCTTCAATCGACAGGGGCAGCGTCTCGCGGGGCAGATCAGCAAAGACTTCCTTAGCGGGCAACGTCTCAGCCGCCGTACGGGCACGCTGGCGCGTTCTATCGAAGCGCGCGGCACTCTGATAGGAGGTGTACCAGGAATCAAGGTAGGCGTGTTCAGGGGGCCTGCGCTAGCATACGCAGGGATACACGAGCGCGGCGGGACTATCGAGCCCGTCAACGCTAAAGCACTTGCAATACCTCAAAAACCTGTAGCACTCACATCGGCAGGCGTCGAACGATTCGGCGGACCGCGGGGTTATCCGGGTGAACTGAAGTTCATCCCTTTCCGTTCTTCCGGTGTAGCAGTCGGAGGTTTATACGTTGCAGAGTCTTTGAAGGGCGATGCACGTTTCAATCTTCGGCAAGGTATGCTTGCGTATCTTTTGGTGCGAAAGGTTCGTATTGAAGGTAAGCACTATTTGCGCGATGGGTTGAGAAGGTATCTCCCGGTTCTCGGCAAAGAGTTGGGGAAGTTCCTCGGCGACGTTGTTTTGAATCGGGAAACAAGTCGTACCAGAGGGTTGATATAAAATGCCAAGCCCACGCCTCGTATTGATGCAGACGCTAAAAAAGTTGCTCAAAGATGTACGCAACCAGCGATACTTCGTCAAACGCGGGTGTATCAACTGGACGGCTTTCCCCTTCACAAGACATCCCTTTGCAGTCTCTCTTCAGATGGACGAAACGTCTTTCATGAAGCCGCAGACTGGCGCAGATCGTGCAAAGATTACGTTTGAGATGTTTACGTTGATGCAAGAGCCACGACCGGAAGAACCTGATATTGAAGACGAAGTAATCGATGAGATTATCGCGGACGCTGAAGAGGTTCTGTTCAAGATTCAGAGCATGCGAAACTCACAGGGGGATCCGATCATATTTGCTATCGACAAGGATACATCTCGTATTGTGGAAGCTCATGACACCGACAAGAAAGTACAGGGAGTCGTTGTCATGATGGAAGTAATTTACTAACCGAAAGGCATATCAAAGTGTCTATTGTTGGTTTCCAAGATTTTTGGGTCGCCGGTTCACGATTCTACTACCAGCGCGATCCTATCAACGCAGTTGAACAACCGTGGATCGACCTCGGTGTGGTCCAACCGGTGAACCCGTCACTCGAAATCGAGAAGCTGGAACTCGAAGACAGTGACGGCGGAGTAAAGAAAACTGTCGACGAGCGCGTTACGAAGATCGACGAAACGTACGATATCACGTGCGCGAACCTCAACCTCGATAACTTGTCGCTTCTCTTTCTCGCGGACCCGCCGGAAGCGTTTTCGCAAACGAAAGAACTGAAAGCGATCGCTCACACTTTCTTTCCCGGTCGTCTCACGAAGATCGTCGACAATGATGCAGCAGCTACGCCGTTGTACGGAATCTCTTCGATTAGCGGTATCTACAACGCACCGGCGACGTCGCAAGTTCTCACGGTCACTGACATCACGGGTAAGACTCTCACGGTCTCCGGCGGTAACGCACAAACGGAACTGGATGACGGTGACTTCTTGATCGTGCACGAAGGTGACATGGTCAACCCCGCGAATGCGCGTACGTACACGGTTGATGGCGAACCGCCTTCAACGACAACGATCGATGTTGTTGAGCAACCGGCTGGCGATGAATCCGGTGTAACGGCAACGACGCGACACGGCGCGGGTGTGTTCGAACAGGATGTGTCCTGGGGTGTGTACAACCTGGAACGCGGTTTTGTCAGAGCTATTCCGGGCGCTCCTGTTCCGCCTACGACGGGATCCGCGATCGATTTCACTACGAAAGCGCTCACGGGTAACCGTCTTCTTCGCCCGCAGTCGTTCAAGGGTGAGATTCAGGGTCTCGGAATTCTTATCTGGGGTCGTGGAAATTTCCAAGAACAAACCGTTCGTGAAGCACGCATTTCGATCACGCCGTCTTCGGCGAACGTGCAGATCGATGACTTCTCCAACTTCGTCATCTCCGTGAAGGTTATCTCTGACCTCCTCGCAGCCGACGTTGCTGGCCGTCTCATCTACTTCGCGGGCAACTTGCCGACGACTTCGTAACGATCCTGATTCAGATAAACCGAAAGGATCGTTATGGCTATTGTTGGTCATCAGGATTTTTGGGTGGCGGGTTCACGCTTCTTTTACAAGCGGGATCCAATCGAAGGTGCAGCACAGCCTTGGATTGACCTCGGTGTAATTCAACCGGTGAACCCATCACTCGAAATCGAGAAACTCGAACTCGAAGACTCAGCGGGAGGTGTAAAACGCACTGTAGATGAGCGTGTGGTAAAGATCGATGAAACGTTCGACATCACATGCAACAACTTGAATCTCGATAACCTGGCATTGTTGTTCCTCGCTGATCCGCCGGAAGCGTTCAACCAGATCGCAGAGATCCGGCAAGTGCAGCACGGGAGTCTTGGAGACGGTCAACCTATCGCAGGTAAACTTTTCAAGATTCACGAGGGTGACGCAGCGAGAACGCCAGCGTATGGAATCGATGTGATCTCTGGTACGCATGCAGGGGTGTTGATTACAAACACGTACCAAGTAACTGCCATCAGTAAAGAAAACAAAACGCTAACCGTTGATGCTGATCCGGCTACTTTGACGAACGGTAATCCGCTCATCGTTTTTCCTGATGGTGGGATCACCGATCTAAAACTTGCGCGTACGTTTACCAAGTTGAGTCACTCAGGCGGAGACACGATTCATGTAGAAGAAACCCCTAACTCTTCGGAGACAGGTCTTTCTGCTACGTTGGGTTTTACGGTTCCAGGTAACAATGTGTACAAGTACGAGCGTGACTGGACGATCTATGACCTTGAAGCAGGGCTCATTCGGATTACTCCAGACACGAGCATCATCACTACTGGACAAGCAACATTCACAGTGGTGTACCGAACGATGGACTTGTCAACAGGTGCACATTTGCTGAAGCCGCAAGGTTTCCGCGGTGAGATTCAAGGTCTCGGTATTCTCGTTTGGGCGCGCGGTAACTTCCAAGAAGAGTCAGTAAGGGAAGCGCGCATCTCGATCACGCCATCCAGTGCGAATATTCAAATCGATGACTTCTCCAACTTCGTGTTGAGCGTGAAAGTCATCTCCGACTTGCTAGCTACAGATGTGGCCGGGCGCTTGATTGCCTTCGCAGGTAACTTGCCGACTGCGTCTTAGAAACGGTATCAAATGTCAATTGTTGGTTTTCAGGATTTTTGGGTCGCAGGTTCGCGCTTCTTCTATAAGCGCGACGCGATCGAAGGTGCTGAACAACCCTGGATCGATCTGGGGGTTATTCAGCCCGTAAACCCGTCACTCGAAATCGAGAAACTCGAACTCGAAGACAGTGATGGAGGCGTCAAGAAAGTCGTCGATGAGCGCGTAACGAAAATCGATGAGACGTACGATATTACTTGTTCTAACCTGAACATGGACAACCTTGCGCTTCTGTTCCTCGCAAACCCTGCGGGTGAGCTGGGACAAACGCGTAACGGTTTCGATATCGAGCACGGTCTCATGGCGGGGCGTCTCAAGAAGATCGTCGATTCTGGTGGAACGCCTGTGTATGGCTTGAGTGTCATTTCCGGTGTCTACAAAGACAACGTGAACACTGACATTCTCGTTACGAGCATCGATGCTGGAAACAGTCGTCTCAATTTGGACTCTTCTCCGATGGGGGAAGACGGCCTCGATGCAGGTGAGCGTGTGATTCTCATGGAAGCTGCGGCGGGTCTCGATGATCCGAAGCAAGCAAAGACGTACACGATTACTGCGCGCAACGGAACGCCGGACTACATCGAAGTCGCTGAAACAGTGACGGACGATGTTGCAACGTCGAACACTCTGATCTACGCGAGTGAAACTGCGACGATCGGAACGATCTACGCTCCGGGTACGGATTGGGAAGCGTACAACACCGAACGCGGTTTCATCCGTATTCCGCCGGGTTCGTCGATCACTGACGGCGACTATCACATTGTCTACGGCGTGAATGAACTTTCGGGCGCGCGTCTCGCTAACCCGCAGTCTTTCCGAGGTGAGATTCAAGGTCAGGGGATTCTGATCTGGGGTCGCGGTAACTTCCAAGAACAGACTGCACGTGAAGCGCGGATCTCGATTACGCCTTCGTCGGCGAACATTCAGATCGACGATTTCTCGAACATGGTTCTCAGTGTGAAGATCATTTCCGATCTTCTGGCGACGGATGTTGCAGGCCGCATCGTCTACTTCGATGGCGATCTGCCTACGACTTCCTAACGAACACACTTCTTTGCAATACTCGGGGGCGGCGCGTGTTCTCGTGGTGGGGAGCATCGGATATCGACCGAGTAGGTACAGACCTTCGCCGTTTCGCAGCCCAGCGGCGAAATTTCATTCACAGGAGGCTTGGTGGTAGAGAAAGAACTAGAAGGGCAAACCGCAGAATTCAAAAAACTGTATCCTGGTACTAACGTTCCACTGGAAGATGGTTCCAGTGCTACAGTTTTTCCGATGGGCTTTCTGCATATCAGCAAGTTCAGCAAAGAGCTGACCTTCGCCCTCACAACGCTATCGCGTGTTGCGATCCCGGTGGATGCAACCGCAGAACAAAAGACCGCTGCAATCGCAGCGCAGATGGTTCCGTACATCGCGAACAATCTTCTCGATCTTGTTTCGGACTGCACGAAGTTCTCGAACCCTGAAAGAGGTTTCGAGAATCTCGCGCACTGGGAAGTTCCAGAGATCATCGAAGCGTGGATCGAGGAGAGCTTCGGCTCCGAAAAAAAGTGGAAGCCGTGGGTGGCGACAGTCGAACGGATACTGAACCGGTTCCTGAACCCGAAAGAACCTATTCGGATCTTGGAGACGCTATCCAGTGGCTTGTCATCTGCGGACACTCAGTCAACGAAATCCTCTACAAACGAAACGACTACCTCCCGTACCCCGGTTGGAGCCTCCCCCAATTCGAGTTCTTCTTAATGAGGTCTCAAAAAGTGGGGGATCGTTTGCGTGCTGATTTCGTGAGTTTGTTGAACTCAGCTATCGCAGGGTCACTAGACAAAGCTGCGAACTTCCAGCTTCAACGTTTGGTGAAACAGTTGCGTACAGGGGAACAACAACCCACGACATCAGCAGCACGACCCGGTGGCGGACAACCGACGTCTATCCCGAAAGACGCGCACCCGCTGAATATGTACGGCGAAACAGGGAAAGTGAACTAGCGTGGCTGACGAAACCGTAACCATTGCAGCGATACTGGAGGATGGTTTATCTCCCGGTCTGCGCGCACTGCGTGATCGGTTTCAAGACGCACGTGAGGAAATCGAACGTGTAACCGAGAAAGCGCGAGATCTTCAAGACGTCGATGCGATATCGGGTCTCGAAGAGATCGCGCTTCGCTTGGTGCGTATCGCAGAACGTATACGCGAAGCATTTAGCTTCAGAGGTATACGCCGAAGTTTCGCAGTTCTTCGCCAGAACATTACACGGTTAGCGAATCAGTTACAGAGTGTCTCCGCAAGGTTGAACACATTCCTTGCGGGAATACTCGGCATCGCTACGGTACGCGAATCCTTACAGCTTGCAGAACGACAGTTTCAGGCGGAGGCACGCTTACTTGCTGCGGTGGGCGAACGCAGAGATGTGTTCGAAGAAATCAAACAAGCCGCCGCGGATCTGCAAGCAATCACAATTGTCGGGGACGAAGATCTTCTCGAACAAGCTGCGATTCTGCGCAACGCAGGTATCGAAGCGGAACGCATCCCCGTTGCGCTGCAAGCTGCGGTGGGTGTTAGTGCGGGTCTCGGTAGGTCGTTAAACCTTGTTGTTCGATCTCTCTCGCAATTCCAAACAGGAAGCGCGGGATTGCTCGGGCAACAGATCCCGCTACTGAAACAGCTACAAGACGAAGGTCGCTTAGCCGCCGAAGGTATCGAGGTTCTCGCAGAACAATTCAGTACCGCTGCGGAAGCCGCGGCGCAAACTGACTTTGGTCGTGTGGATCAGTTGCTTAACTTGATCGGTGACGATGCGGAACGCATTGGTCAGATCTTTGTACGACTGCAACGCGCGATTCTCGAAGCGCTTCAGCCTGCGTTTCAACGGCTCGCGGATGTTATCACGGGCGACACGTTCCAACGGCTTTTCGATATCCTCATTAACCTTGCGCCGATTCTTGTACGGACCGGAACACTTGTTGGCTCGATCGTTGCGGGATTCATTGCGCTCGCAGGTGTGCTGACAGTTGGTTCGTTTCTTGCGCCGGCAGTCGCAGTGCTGGGATCGATGCTGGTTGTTCTCACGAAGATCGGCGTAGTTCTCGGTACGGTTATCTTCGCGTTCCGGCAAGTCAGTGATCTCATCTCTGCGTTCACAGGTGATGAATTCAGCCCGCTTTCTCGTCTGTTCGAACGCATCAGCGAAATAGCTGGACTTGCAGTCAACCGTATCAAAGAGGTCTTTGAGTTACTTCGTACGGGAGAGTTGCAAGCGCGCGATATCTTTGCAATCGCTTCG